ACTCCAGATCATTTGGTGTTACAATCTTTGATTCTTGTGTATCCTTAGTCAAATTTTGTGGCTCTTCAGTTGATTCTTTTTTTATGTTTTTAGCCATTAGTATCCTCTATAGAAAATGTCCTGTTATCGGAGTTAGGAAAATTGTTTTGTATTTGATCCAATATTATTTTTAGATCCTTATATATCAGCTCGGATCTAGTTTTAGAAAAATCCTTAATTTGTTTAATTCTTATAAGAACTAATCCTTTACCTAGTATTAATCCTTCTTTTTTATGATCATATGATATATTTTTAGCTAATGCATCTTCGCCCCATACTGGTAAAAAATGTGATGGGCCATCAACCTCAATAGCTACATTCATTGTAGGAAGAAAAAGGTCAATTTGCAACTTAGTATTTGATAACGTTTGTTCTTTGTGAAAATCAACTTTGAATCCATCTTGTAATAGTCTGTCGAGTAAAAATCTCTCTAATTTAGATCCTAATTTACTAGATGTTCTCACAGCCTGGTTAGCTAATCTAATAATTTCTTTTTTAGAATCATCATCTAATTTTTCCCAGAGCTTTTTACTATTATTTTTTCGATTTTTGAGTTCTTCTTCACTCAAATTATCCCAAGATTTTAAAACACCTAAACCTATACTAGCTTTCTCAGCATCTGATCTACTTTTACCTTTTGTTGGGTGTTTGTGTTTTCCTGTTGCTAGTGCATTTTTTTGAGCTAAAGCTTTATCTCTTATAGGAATTTTAAACGATAGCGCATCTCTCCTAATTCTATTAGCGTATGTTCCACAAAATTTAGCGATATCTGCGAAACTCTTTTTTTCTTTAAGATATAAATTTGTAATAAAATCTTTTTTATCTTTATCAGATAATAAGTTATATGATATATTTGAAGGCTTCATATGAAAATTCCGATGCTATAGAAATTGGTGTTTTGAATCCGATAGAGAATAAGCTATAAATATTTTGATTTGATGCTACAATTTTCACATCTTTATGCATAAACATACTGTGCCAGTATGAGAATTTTTCTGTAGAATTTTCCCAAGGTACATTGGTTGCATAATACACTATCTCAGATTTATTCACAAAATTTAAAGCAAGATTTAGTGACTCTATATCAAAAACTATAATTTTCCCATAGAATAGTTTACCTTGACTAATATGTAAAATAGGTACATTTTTATTATTTATAATATCACTATAGCTATTAAATAGCACAATATGGCTATTAGGTCTATTAGATATAAAATTACTTGTAGTATCTATCAAATTATTATGCGCAGTAGTATTTGATAGTTTTAATTGTAAAATGCCAAAATCTCTATTATTATTGATCATAACTAAATTATACTTTCTATAAATTCCATATACGTTTGATACTCTGGCATATCTGACAGGTCTTCTTTTATAATTCCATTATGAATTTTTAAAACATTCGATCCACATACTTTCGCCTCTATAGTATATAAACCATCAATATCTAAATAATCTTTAGACTCATTTAGCAGCATAGCCTTATCTTGTTCGGTCAGATAGCCGAAATTTTGTTGGTGGCGAATCTGTTTACTAAATACTTTCAATTTCATATCCGAATTAGGGTATACAAATTTTTCTAATTCTATCGGTAAATTAGTATAATTATCTAGAAAGCAAATTGTATCATTTTGACGTTTATTATTTGTTGATGTTCTATAGAATATATGTTTATTCAGCAAATAAGGTATTTTGATACAGTTATCATTGTGTATATTAGAGATATTAATTATATTGGTTAATCCTAGTAACTGATGATTTATTTGGTGATCGTGATATATAATAATTTTATGTGTATTTTTATATTCTTCTATAAATTGATAAATTTCATTAGTAAATAAACCAGCATTAAATATATATATGTCAAAATTATACATGTAATGGATTTTATATAGACTATTATCTACGGGACCGGATGCTGTAATAATATCGTCTCCAATATTTATACAGCTATTAACAAATTTATTATCTGTGTATTGTATAAAAATTTTCATAAAAATAATTTCGCTTTTGATATATCTTTGATAGTGTTGATTTTCATAATATTTTGTTTTTTTATATATAGTTTATTAAATTGTACATTATATTTTTCAATTAAAATATTAATTAGTTCAAATAGATAGAACTGATCAATATTCTGAACCATAGATATTTTTTTTATTTTTTCTAGAGTATTGTTATTAAAAAACACACATTCAGTCCAGATAATAGGCATATTATAAAATAGATAGTATAGATTATCTGATTCAGTACAACCTATGGTAAAATTATTTTTTGGTTTGTCCAACATAAAAACTGTAGAGACATCACCATTATGTATAAACGGATTATTTCTAAAAATGACACCATTGCTAATAACCAATAAATTATCGAGATGAAAAGACTCTATTAGTAAAGTAATTAATTTTGATTGATTTGTAGTATCATATTCTAGATTTTCTATACAGAGTACGTTACTGTATTTAGTTAATATTTTTTTTATTTTATCAGATTCAAATCCCGCCCCGATGAAGATACGAGATTTTCTATTAAATTTTCTTATTTGTTGTATCTGATATTCTAAAACCAAAATGTTATTTTTAATTGGTAATAAGGCTTTGGACCCTAAAGATTTCATCCCTTTTGTAATTTCCGGTACAACAATAAATATATTATCCATAGTATATGATTGATTTATTTTCTATCTTTTCTAAAGATTCAAGAATATTGGTTTTATAATGTTCTAATATTTGTTGATAATTATCAAATGTTAAAAATAATCCATCAATACCTTTACGAAAAAAAGCATGAGCAAATGGTTGCTCTATGGTGATAATACTGTTAATGTTTACTATGTTTCTATCCCATTCTTTAATGGATTTTGTGTCATTATTAATCCAAAAATAAGTAATATCTGACTTTTCTACACTAGTTGCAAATATAGTGTCTAGAATGTCTTGAAAATTATAATCATCTAATAAATTATGGAGTTTCCATTTAATATCATTAGGCATATCTTTTCTAATATTATTAATTATATTTTGTGTATTATTGTTTTGTTTTAATACTAACGATATAAATTTTGGTTTAATAGTTATAGAAGATATAGATTGACATATTTTACTTATATTATTAGTATCATCTACTATTATAACCATATAATAATCAATAACTGTTCTATTGAATAAATATTGTTTTAGATCATCCACAGTTCCTATGGTTTTAATATTTTGTTGATAAATTTCTGCACTAAAAGCAAATGGACATTTATAATGTAAAATTTTAGCAAAATTATTTTCTGTTTTTTCTATAGTCTTAATATTTTTAATTTTTTCTATAATACCCAAAGCACATGGCTCATCGCTATCGTGATAGTCTGCAAAAATACATTTATCGCATTTAGTAATGGTGCTCATATGATATGACTATTTTTTTTCAGATACTAAATCTATAGTGAATTGATCTGCTGAAAAATTCAGTTCGGATACTTTAGCCCCAGCACTATCTAATAAAGATATAATCATAGGTATAGAGAAAATGCATTGATTACCACTAATATAAGATATTAATTTATCATCGGTGATAGCATTATCACTATATAATTTACATATATGACTATAATTATATATCTGTATAGACAATAAGCCTTTTGGTCTGAGTTTTTCTAATGATATTTGTATTATTTTAATAGCATCATTCTTAGTATATTTATTAATATTATCTATATGTATATGATCTATAGACGTATTTACCAAACCCACTATCTGATGAACTGGTATATTCTCAAATTCAGGTAAAGTTCCGACATCACCTATGCAATATAATCTTTTAGTTTTTATCATAAAATAATTGGCTTTCTTAAGATATTATTAAGTATACTAGTAAAAGTATTATTAAAATTATCAATACTATAATATTTTGCAATATTATCTAATTTTCCTATAGTATGATGATCTTGTACAGCTTTATGGATTAATTTTATGATATCATTTAGATCATTAAAATAGGTATATTCTATATTAGGCACTAAATCATTAGAAAATACTTTGCATCCATTAGCAACAGCACACAGTGTATTATAATTATCACCAGCTGTTATGCAAACTTTATATTGCTGTAATATATAGCAAATATCTAAATAGCTCATAGAGTCAATAGATTCCAACATAGCAGCGTCGGGGAAATTTTGCTTAACATTATGATATAATAATTTTAAATTATGAGACTGGTTATAATTAAGAACTATTATAGAATTTCTATTGTGAGTACCTATATCTAATAGTGGTATACCATATTCTAGTATAGAAAATCTATTGCTATTGCCGAACCATGAATCTCTAAGATTTTCATTTTGAAAAACAACATGTGACTTTGATAATTTTTGTTGAATTAAAAATCTATCTTCTTTTTTAATGCCATGTGGTGGTGGATTACGAACATATACTAAACTGTGTAGATATTCTTGATTAATCTGATCAGCTATAAAAGTAAATTCTTCTGGTTTATCATGAAAATATAAATCATAATTTATAATTTTTTGTTTAGCATCATATTTTATTAAATAAATATTTGATAAACTATATTCTAAAAATTTTGTAAAAATAGACTCTTTATCATAGCCTATGTATTTACACATATTTGATTGTATAGATTTCAAAGGCCTAATAATATTATTTATGATATTAAATTGCATATAATTTTTCCTACACTGTCATTATTTTTTTTCTTTTTATCTATTTTAGAATTTTTAGCTTTAATAAAATTCTCTACTAAGCTATTAATATTAACAGTCTTAATCATATCATATATAGCGTATTCATATATAGGATTACTATTTAAATTAGTATAATAATCTGTATTTTTAAAAGATAAGCACAATTTATTTCGAGATATTATATAATTAGAATATAATTTTTGATTATAGTCTTGATTGAAAGATAATAAACAGTCAGCACTGTTTAGTGCGGCAAAAATATCTTGTAATGTTAATTCACTAAAATGCAATCGTATTTCCGGTTGATTTACAATCTTAAGTTGTTGTAATAATTTTTGACAAAATTTTTCTAAATCCTGTTTATTTTGGTTATTTCCTCTTATTACCAAGGTTAGAGCAACATTGAGATCGGACCTAAATGCTGATGTGAAAGCAAATATAAGGGTATGAATAATTTCTATATTAGCATCATATTCCCCAATAAACATAAAATTATATTTTTTATTTATTTCTTCATAGTTATAATAACTATTCAATAAATTTAAATCAGTAATATAATTTAGAATATCAATGTCACCTATATGAATAGGTTTAATTATATCCGATTTGATTAAGAAACGCTTGTCTTCTTCATCATTTACTATTATATGATCACAATAATTTAATTTTTGTAATATGCTATATTTTGATGTTTTAAATAATGTGTTAAAAATTATAGGTATAACAATATTAGTATTAGATGGCTGTATCGATAAGTGCTCTATCTTAGCATGTTGAATTAATGTTTTAGGAAAAGTAAAAGATTCTGAAAAATTTTCTAAATTAGAATAATCAGAATTATTTATATTAACATCATATCTAGTATAGTATGGTCTAGTATATAAATTGATATTTTTATTTGAGGCACTCTGATGAATAGATTTTAGGTATACAGAAGATTCTAAACCTATATAATCATTTTGTCGATAAGGGCCTATGTATAGTATAGACATAAATTATTTCTTAAGAAGTCTGATCTTTAATATTGGCATATCTAATAAAATCATCATCAAATTTTACATTTTGTGCTCTAACTTGCTCGGAATTATTCCAATTACTGATTAATGTATTTGTAAACGCTTCAATATCTTTATAATCATGTTTAGTTATTTGAGCACCATGAACAGAGAATCCGTAATCAGCTTGTTGTAATATTGTTAAAATATTCATAGATCCTATCATAGAGGACTCATCTAGATTATTTTGACATATATGTTTTATATAGTCCCAATTTTGTGATGGATCTAAATTTTCTTTGGTTTTTATAGGCTGTAAAAATTTAGCCGGTTTACTCCAGTTAGATCGGTATGTTTTATCCAGATAGTCTAAATGATTCTCCCATTTCTTGGTTATATCATCCCAATGATAGTGTTTTTCTGTTAATTCTCTTACTCTTATTTTTTGTTTATTTATTGATTCCTGTGGTTGAGATAAAAATTTTATAATTTCATTTGCCAGCTGTTCGTTATCAGGATAAACTCTGATCGCTTTGGTTTCTAACTCTTTAAAATAAGTTTTGGGTTGTATTGGTATTGCCTCTAATTTATTAACCACGTCTACCATAGCACTATAATTTACAGTAACAATCGGAACACCACAGGCGCCGGCTTCAACTTGAGGTAGTCCGAAACCCTCACAAATAGAATATTGTACATATAAGTCAAAAATATTATAAACTTCAGCTAATCTATCATTAGATATACCAGCCGTTACAGAAGGCAATACCATAGTTTTATTCAAACAACTGGGGCAAACTTTTATTGGTCCAGAATATACGGTAGATGTAAGACAGGAACAAGACCTACATGAATAAGAAAATAATACCTTATTCGACAATCTATTAATTTTCAGTAGTTCAGGTATATCCCAGCCGGCATCTGGATAACTAGTATGTAAATACAAATATAGTTTACTACTTAATTTTGGATTTGTCTGATCAAGCTTATCTAGGCATGATCTAAAAGATGCCATTAGCTCTGGGAATAATTTACGTTTTTGATTGCGCATTACAGATCCTATTACAATAGAATCCTGCGGTATACCCAACTTATTTTTTAAACCCGATTTATCCGCAATAGGTTTAAATATATCTAGATCAACTCCTGGAGATACAGTATCAATATAATTAATTTTACCGGAACTCTGTTCTTTTAAAACATTAGCCCCCCAATCAGAATACGTAAGTATGCTATCTGCCGATAAAAAAGTATCTATCCATTCTTCTTGCTGTGGAGCAGAGTCTACCGTTGGCATCAATATCCAATGAAAATATTTTCTTAAAGGAGATAGGGCTTGATAAGAACTCATCCAATAATCTCTGATGTCACATACAATATCTGGTTTAAAATCTAATAAAACCTTTTCAAATCTCCATCTACCGAACTGATTATCTGTACGAGAAGTATACTCCTGATATCTTGGATCATTTTCATTTACAGCATTAGCATAGTATCTCCATGGTATATCCTTATCTCTAGGGTCATTGACTAACCCATAACTAGCAAATTCTGCAATATGGTATTTATTCGTTTTATATAACCTATTCAATAACTCTCTGGTATAATTCGCAAAACCAGAACTTAAGAAACTAGCTTCTGTAACAAATAAAATTTTTAATTTAGATTTTGCTTGTTGAGTCATTATATAAAAAATCCTTAGTAAAAATACTAAGGGGGTTGATTAACCCCCATTAGTATAATCTAATATCTGAGTTAATGCTCAGAAAGCAACGGTTTCTGCTGTCTCTTCCTGATTTGCAGACTTGGATCGATTAGATAATTTAGTAATTTTAGAAAAATTATTTACTCTAACCTTAAGACTACTATGCTTGACACCATCCTTTTCCCATGTGTCATTACGTAGTGATCCTTCTACTAGAACCAAATCACCTTTCTTAAATGACGATCCTATAATTTCTGCACCGCTATCCCACGCCTCACAGTTAATAAAAGATGTAATTTTATCTTTTTCACCGTTAGCCTTGGTATACTCTCTTGATACCGCTACAGTAAAATTAACTACAGATGTCTGCTTTCCGCTAGTATTTACAACACGCAACTCAGGATCTCTTGCTAAATTACCACGTAAAATTGTGATATTCATATTATCTCCTTAATTATAAAAAATAAAAACCAAAAACCAACGATATATAGTAAAATAGATGGGAGAGATGTCAAGATTTGGGTATAAAACACTTATCGACTATCAATCCATCCTTAGTTTTTGCTTTGTTCCCAACAAATATCAAGATGTTTCCTATGTACAAATGAGATTTGAATTGTGTCCATTTTTCTGGAAATAATATTAATGAATCTAATATCCCCGTTTGATCCTCAATACTTATAAAAGCCATTTCTTGCCCAGGATTTTTTCCTGTTTTTGTTTTAACAATATTAATATTGGTTATCTCTCCTGCAATAATAATATTATTAGTACTACCCATAGTTTGTGAATTTTTAAATGTTTTACAATCCATATTTGTCATTTCTATATCATATGAATCCAATTTAGAACAAGTTATACTTACGCCTAATAACGAATTTTCTGAATCAGATAACCATTCTATTTTATCTTTAAGAGAATACGGCGGTGACTTTAAAGATTGTAGTAATTGTTGTAATACTACTAGCCTTTTTTTATTGCATATACCAGCACTGATGCCGACATCTAATAATTGATTAATAGTAGATATATTGTATTGATGTTTTAGTTTAATTAATTTCTCAATTTCTTTTTTAGTAAAATTTGTAGCGATATCATACTCGAACATCATTTCTGTTCGATATTTATTGAAATAGTCAAATGCTCCAGAGGCAATTAAAGCTTTACTAGCTACAGAATTTATATTTAAAAGAATATCTAATAGTATATCAAGCCAATCAGCATGATTAATATCTATAGACTCAGATAGTGTTATAATTTTATTATACACAGACTCTCCAACACCCTTAATATCTGTTAATCCAAAATATATATCTTTATTTTTTAATATAAAAAATTGATTAAGATTTCTGAAATCTGGAGTTTTTACTAAAATATCCATTTCTCCAGCATTTCTTACTAGTTCTTTTATTTCTCTTTGAGTGTCCATCTTATCTTTTGCAAACTTTAAGTATGAAGCAAAAAATATTCTAGGAAAATGAGCTTTAGCATAAGCCGATAAATATGCGTTAATGGCATAGGATATGCCGTGAGATAAATTAAATGAATATCTCTGACCTTTTTCTATCCAGCTAAATATTTGCTCTGCGTCTTGTTCATTAACAATATTTTGTTGTTTACATCCTTCCAAAAATCGTGACTTCATCGCAGCCATCTGATGCGCTAATTTTTTGCCGATAGTTTTTCTAAGAGTGTCTGCTTCTTTAAGGTCAAATCCTGCTATATCTTTAGCTATTTGCATAGCCTGCTCTTGATAAATCATCTCTCCTAAAGTGCTTTTCAGAGCAGGTTCTAAAGCAGGATGGAAGTAGTCTACACTCTCCAAACCATTTTTTTTATCGATATAATGATTAGTTACGCTTTTACCATCTCTAATGGCTTCTAACGTCCCTGGTCGCAATATACTTATCAAAGCAGATAATTGTTCGATATTTTCAGGTTTTAATTTTTTGGCCATCATATGGCCTAAACGAGATTCTAGTTGAAATACTCCTTTGGTGTTCCCATCTCCTATTAGGTCCCAGGTTCTGGAACACTCAAGATTGATATCTTTTAAGTGTGGTGAAAAATCTATTTTAGGATAATCTCCACTATTATCTAAAATCTTAAATTTACAACCACACTCGAAGGCAAAATATTCAGACATTTACAAAAGAGCCTTTAAATTTTACCTTTTGAGCCAAATTTCTATGTAACTTCAAAAATCTAATCATTATTTCAGCTGTATCTTTTACATCTTTTAAAGCATCATGAGCCCCTTCTTTACTTATACCCAGATAATCTCGAAAATTATCTAATGTATAGTTTTTAAGCTCACTAGAACCTTCAAACCAATAAAACAATACATTCATAATATCTATTACATCTCTAGGATAAAATAATGAAGATCTACCTTCTTTATTGAGATTGTTATATTTATTGCTCAATCTGTCAATGATTCTCAAATCAAAACGATTAATATTAAATCCACCGGCTATAGGTGCAGTAAAACAAGATTTTTTATCTGACCTAATATGATATAGATCTAGATATGATACAAACATTTTCCATCCTATATCTTGCTTCTGATAATTATGCCAAGATTTTAATATGTCTTCTTTTGAAGATCCTCTAACTTTAGCATGAAAATCTAGTACATCACTATCGTTATAGTTGTACTCTGGATTATCTTGTATAGCTTCGGGCTTCAAATTAATATTAAATTCTGAATTAGGAATAATTTCTAACTTAACAGGGTCTACTATTATAGCCGCTATCTGTACAGGACTACACTTATCTGGATTGGATCCGTCCGTTTCCAGATCAAAAACACATATTTTTTGAAAATTAGGCATTAATTGATACCGTGGTTGAATCTTGAAAATATACACGAGCATTTTGCTCATTCACAACATGAGCATTAATAGACTGACAACAAGATACCCTTACAGTATCTAGTTTAACATATTCTATCTCGTTAACAAAAAAATTAGAACCCACAGGAATTTCTGCAAAAGTTTTTTCAATCATTTGATTCTCCATTTTTTAATAGATCTGATATGGTCATAACTTTATCTAATAAGGCTATGCCTAAAATATCAAATTTAATTACACCTAAAGCCTCTAAGTCTTGCATTTCCATACCAGCAATTTGTTGTTCTGTTTTTGAATCATAAATCATTGGACAGACATTAGCTAAATCTTGTGTACTAATAACGATGCCTGCTGCATGTTTAGATAAATTGGATTTAGTGCCTTCTAGACGTATGGCTTGTTCAAATCTTTTAGATAGAGGCCCCTCAAGACCACCATCCTCATTAATATAGCACCACTCTTTGAGTTTGTCAACATTATTTTCTAAAGCCCAACGTATAATAGATGATTCTCCAGTATCTTCTTTCATTTCCTGTAATTCGTCTGCTATTTTAGCTTCATCCGGTATATATTTAGTTATCTTATTCATTTCTTCAAAACTAATATTATCATAAACTCTTAATACTTCTTTTAGGGCTCCTCTGCCTTTCATAGTATTATAAGTAATCATCTGGGATACACGATCATGGCCATATTTATTTTTGATATATTGTATAATAATTTCTCGCTTTGTAATCGGTACGTCAACATCTATATCTGGCATTGAGGTTGCTCTTGCGGCATTAAAAAATCTTTCAAACAATAAATTATATTTGATTGGATCTATCTGAGTAATACCTACTAAATATGATACCAAACTACCAGCACTACTGCCTCTCGCTGGTCCAGGCAACCAACCATTTTCACGAACGTATTGTAAAATATCTTGCAGTATAAGAAAATAACTACTCAAGCCAGCACCTTGCAAAACCTCAAGTTCGCTTTTCACTCTTTCTACATACTCTGGCTGTTGTTCTTTAGGTATAACAGTAGATATTTTGTCTCGCCAACCTACTCGGCATAATTCTCTTAAATATTCATCTGGATTGTAACCGTCTGGGCATTTAAATTCCGGTAACATAGGACTATGCAATATGTTATATTCTTCACATAGAGAGTTTATATGATTAGTATTTTCTATTTCCTCGGTACTGTGTAACTCCAAAATTTCTTCGTTAGATAAAATATGATAATTGTCTGATTTAAAAAAACAAGACATAGATACATCTTCATTATTTAGAATTTTTTTATTCATTTCAACAATAGTGGTCTTTAAATTATTGCATAATAAAATTCTTTGATCTACAGCATCTTCTTTATTGCAATAATGAGCATCTGGGGTACAAATAACTTTTGTATTGGTTCTCTGACCTAAATTTCTAACAAAATCTGTTAGTTCTATCTGTTGAGGTAAATGGTGTTGGTCCATCAATTGAGATTCTAAGAAAAAATTATCCTGACCAAAAATTTCTTTCATATATCCTATAAAATCTTCTGATCTTTTATAAGATGTATGTGAATCGCAATCTTTTATCAGATTGGGTAAATATGACCCAAGATGTCCACAAAAACCAATAATATTATTATTAAGATATGGGGCTAGTTCTGATAAAGTAAGTCTGGGCTTATGATAAAATCTGTCTTTATGATTAGATAAAGACACTATCTGTATTAGTGATTTCCATCCTAATAAATTTTTTGCCAAAACAATAAAATGACTAAGATGATTATTTTCTTTAGTTTTTATAGTCGAATCATTATCACAAATATATAATTCACATCCTAGTATTGGCTTAATACCAGATGCAATCATTTTTTGATAAAATTGTACAGCTCCTGATACCGATCCGTGATCAGTCAAGGCGCACGCCTTAGCTCCAATATCTACGCATCTTTGCGCTATTTGAGCAGGCTTGCTTAATCCATCCAAAAGTGAGTAGTGGGACTCACCTAAGAATGGACGTGAAGAGGCACATAATTATGCTCCACGCCCATATCTTTTTATTCTCCTTTTTAAAAAATCTTGTAGTTATTAATTTATTCGGTTGTACCCGGTGCTTTATACTTTCCAAATGTATGGTTTGGGTGCTTGTACAAGTTTACCACAGCATCCATACCATGCAACCCCATATCATGTTTGATTTGTTCACATTTTGTCATAACATTGCCAACTTTACATATTTGATTATCTCTGTATTCTATTTGTGGTTCTATCGCTGTATTTTCAAAAGTTGTTTTACCAAAATGACATAATTTGTTACACATCCAACTTTTATTTAGTCGTGGTTTGTTTGTATTTTTAACAATCTCAAATTTATGACGTAGCATATCCTCTGTAGATGCTAGATCAGATTTATCGAAGCATATTGAAAATGGGCCACCATCGTTAATAAAATATATAGTAAAAATAATATGATCAATATGTGGATATAAATGACTTACAGCATAATGGTATATCTTAAGTTGTGGATCATTTTCTAATTTTTCTTGGGTTTTTTCTTGACCAGTTGCCCAATCTAATCTTTTTCCGGTTTTATAATCTATAATCTCAAAAGTCTTGTCATCTACCTGTGTAATTAAATCTATCGTTCCCTTGAGGCCGAGATAACCCTCTAATTTGCCATCTGGTGTGTCGTAGGAGTATGCTGCCCAGGGTTTTTGGATAACAATATCAAAATGTTGTTCTGGTTTAATAATCTTAGTGTTTCTTGGATCAAACATTCCGTTATTAAATTCTATAGCTTTATATACCCAAGCATGGCAATCCTTATAATCCTTAATTGTCCAAGCATGGTGGTTTTCAGCTTCGGAATAATATTTATATACTTTTTCGATTAAGGTATTTAAATTATAACTATTAACATTTATATTGCCTAATATATCATCATCAATATGGGTAATATTATCTTGTTGAGCTTTCTTAATAATAGCTAAAACTTCTAAAACTTTATGGACAATCGTTCCCTTAGAAGCTTTTTGTCCGGATGGGCCTCTCCAACCTAAAACATATTCAGCAAAATATTGCTGTTCGCAAAGGCTATGAGTATTATAAGAAGAACTTCTGAAATATGTAACTATTATGACATCACCTGGATAAATATTTTTTGCATATATTCACATTGATCTAATATTGACATATTATGGTTGTCTATAATAAAATCAAAATTATTCCAATCATAATTGTTTTTATCTAAGATATTTTCACTTATATGATCAGATTCGAATGGAGATCTAGTTAACCTTATCACTTTGCCTCCAATTTCTTTTATTGCCGCTATTTCATTAGGAAATCTACAATCTGTAATTACGGCTAATTTAGATTTATCACTTGATATTTTTTTAAGAGTAGCATCTACCCAAACAGATGATTTTAATTTTCTAAAAACATCAGTACCAACAAATTGCATTATATCACGAGCTGTCATATTTTTACCATCCCAGCTCATATCTGTCATAGAATTTTTTTGACTATCAGAACCATAACATTGATCATATGTCATACCTAAAATATCCATACATATATTTTGCTTTAAAATATCTGCAAAACTATACAATTTTACTTCTGGATTCAAAAAAGAAAAAATTTTATTTATCATATAATCATTTGATCTAGCATATGATGCATCAAATATGCCTTTGTAAAGCTTATTACCTAATAGGTCTGAGACCTCTATTTGTCCAGAATCATTTAAAGTCACTTTTTCTGCCAATCCAAGATTAGCCAAAAATATGGAAACTATAAAATTACCAGATGTAGTTTTACCAGATTGTTTTTTCCCAGATAACCCTATAATCATACATAATCCTTAATTAATGTTACTATTTCTTGTTCTATTTGAGGAATTGTCATTACTGCAACATCTTCATAATTAATAGGTATATTTAATACATTATAGGTTTTATTACATTTCTGATAAATTTGTTCAGCCGCTTTGCGACCAGCTTCATCATTATCCATAATAGTTATTATAGTCATAGCACCAGAACTGTCTAATATCATTTTTTGACGATCAGCTAATGAAGAACCAAAAATAGCAACAGTATTCATAATCCCAGCTTCTGATAATCTCCATACATTACCCGGACTTTCTACAATGACAACAGTAGCTTTGGTTTTAATATGATCTTTTGCTATCCAGTAATTATATAAATAATCTTGAGTTTTTAATCCCAGATTATGTTTCCATTTAGAATATTTCCATAATTTATCCGACGTTGGACAATTATCATTATGATCATGATAACTATTACATTTATCACATTTATTATATATGCTACGACCTGTACATCCAACCATAAATTTATGATTATCGTCATAAATAGGAACAACAGCCCTACCGTACATTTCTTTATCCGGTATTATGCAGTCTCCTACGTCGTAATTGATCAGCGTCTCTTTATTAAATCCTCTGTTTATAAAATATGGCGAGGGAATAATCAAATTTTTCTGTACGTTGGAACGACTGATACCTTTGGTAGCATCTGGTTTATGACTACTAATATATTTTATCGTATTCACAAAAGATGTTTTTTCTCTATGTTTTTTAGATATTTTTATAGTATCCAAGTCTTGTTCAGTAAAGTTTGTGGCGAAGTCTAACGCCTCCTGAAAAGAACATATTTGATCTCCAGACTTATTCCAGCCGTAAGAGTTATGAGATAAACAACCTCTAATAAAACCTATAATCGAACCTTTGAATATTTCTTCGCAATGATGTGTTCTGCATTTCCAGTTTCCTCTATAATGATCTCCTTGATGATATATGTTTAGAGCCGTATCATTATCTCCACCATGAATAGGACAGCTCATAGTTATCATTTTACCCATATTTTTATATGATTCTATCCCTAAGATATCTAATAATTTTTCGATATCATCACATAATATATCTGAAATATATTTAAGTTTAGCCTGATCATACGAACGGGATTGTTTCATTTTTCTTATCATCATTGTCATCTAATATAAACCCTTCAGAAGTTGATTTGATATTGTGAGCTATTTCCAATTTAGTCTGACCCTCAGTGATTTTAGCACACCACCCTTTCATGTGACAATTGATATAGTCATTATCATCTAATCCTCCACCATGACGACTAATGATAGGTATTAATTTACGATTGCCCGACTTGCCACCATCTTCAGCTATTTCCTCGTCTGATTTTCTTTTAAAAATTGAAAAATTACTACACAACCATATGATTCTATCGGATCCACTAGCAGAATCTGTTGACTCTTTTGTTATTCCATCTCTATTAAGTTGAATAAAAGCTAAGATTGGAACTTTATATTTTACAGCAAAATTATGTAGTGCCGTCATCATAAAACCCAATACTTGATATTCTTTCATATCTTGAGATATACCTGTGGAATCCATCAATTTTAAATAATCATATATAATAACACAGTCTTTGGCTGTACCATCATCATTTAGACCTACATCTTTTACTAACCATCTTCTCATAATACCCAGCTGTTCATCAAAAGGTTTTCCGGCTATGCTTTTATGATATAATGGTATATTTTTTAATACCTGTGCTGCTTCAGATATTTTTTTATTATGATTAGGAGACTCTGAGAATTTGCCTGTTTCAATTTTATTAATTTCGATTTCTGTGCTCATAGCCAAAAGTCTATGTATATGATCTTCTTTATTCATTTCTGTATCCATATTCAATACAGGAATATTTTGTTTAGCTATTGATAGACCCATATTATCAGATAATAAAGTTTTTCCAACTTTGGGTCTAGCACCTATCACATTGATGGTCCCTTTTCTTAGACCTCCACCAATAGCCTGATCATACACAGGAAATCCTGTAGAAATACCTACTTGATTGATTTTATTATCTTGTAAAAAATTTATATAATCATCTAGGTTATCACCCATTTTAACTGGCTGGTTATCTTTATCATTATTCAGAGATGATCCAAAATTAAAAATTGAATCTTCAGCTATTCCCATAATAAAAGATAACGATTCAGAGCCATTGATATCTAGAAGTTTCTCTTGAACAGATCCCAATTCCTTGTGTAAAGATCTTGCTATTTCTAGTTTCTTAATTTTTGCCGCAAATTTGCGTACATTATTTTTGTCAACGGGAAAATCTTTGATCGCTTTTAAATGTTGTGCTTCGTCTTTATTATCTAATAACTGAAATATACCCAAATCTTTGGCGGCAGAGTATATTGATGCTAAATCTATAGATTTTAAATTGTTATCTTTCTCTATAATATATTTGCAGCATGTATAGATATATTGATTACTGTCAATAGTAAAAGAATCTTGCTGGATGATATCCCCGATATCAAGCAACACTTCCTCTCCATAATTGAGTATCCCGCTAAGGATAGCTCTTTCTGCTGATGGATCACACAATATCATATTATTAACCTGCCGAAGAAGCGCACTTATTACACTTATATCTACTAGCTGACTCTACCAAAGAGGGATTGACCGTTTCTTTTCTTCCACATACTCTACATAATACTGTGATAGGTTCATATTCTCTAGATCTAATAACTGGAGCATGTTTGGCGAGTTTTTTGTCTAATTCGCTATCCTCTTTATGCATATTCATTTCTGGCATAGTTGTAAATTTATTAGTGCGTTGTATTTTTGACTGCTTTGTTGGCTCTATTGTTTGAGAAACTGTGGTCTGATCTATTGTTGCTGTTGCAGATTCTTTGGGTAATAAAGACTGTAACAACGATATAAGCTGCTGAATTTGCTCTGGGTTTTGTGAAAGCTGATTAAGATCCATATTGGGCCTTTGTTTTTTGAATTGATAGGATAATATCTGATAAGTTTTTAATATTATTTGATAGATACGATAGTCTGTCTATTCTTTGCTTGGCATACTTCTTTATTTTATTTAATCCAGATGCTTTGTCATTATGTTTGATAGCCTGATAAGCTTTTTCTACGTAACCATAACCTTTATAATTGTTAATATCGTCTGCTATTGACTCTTTAGTTGTCTCATCTGCCCAATTGTGTCTGGCTATTTCTCTATTTAAAGTACGCTGAATATGAAATGCAAATTGTGATAGTCTATAAGATATTTGAGCACAGTCTTCGGGAGATAATTTTTCGATTTGTTGTCTGTCCATACTTAGATAAGCATTCAATTCTGACTCTGGAAGAGTAGCTAATGAATATTTCGGTAACCCTAGACCATTTTCATACTCATCTAATATGTCATCCCAATATGACAATTCTTCTTTTGCGGATTTATTATTCATAAATTAATTTGTTTTTCCAAATTTCTGGTTGTTCATTAAAATCAAATATTATCTGAGTTAATCCATTTATGGCGCACCATTCTGTCTTATCTCTATCTCTTTTTTGAGATTTTAAAAAAGAAAGCATATTGTTATGATAAAATGGTATAAATTTATAATGCTGCTCTCCGTGTACTTCTATACATAACCTCTTGAGAGGTAAATAAAAGTCTAAATATAAGATTTCAGATTTCCGTATTTGAACGGGTACTTCCTCCAAAACTTGTAGTGTGGGGAACGTTGATATAATAATTTCTCTGGCTTTGAGATGCAAGCCTGATTTGTTGAGCAATCTTCCTTTGCTAATATAGCCTGTAAGGTTCCAATTGTGTTCGACTCCATCCAAGTCCTTAATTAGCATTTGATTCCCATAGTCTCTTTGATATTTTTGACCAAATTATCATATTCTTCTGGATTCTCTAGAAGGTATGTTCTAACCTTTTCTGTACCTTGAAATTTGGGCTTATCCTTGGCGCCGATTAAAGTATACCATGCTCCACCTTTTTGAATTAAACCAAGGTCTGAGGCGAGAGATATAGCCTCCATATGCTTATCTACGCCCTCACCATACCTTAAATAACTCGTTATCACCCCTCCAGGAGGCCCTAATGCGGAACATATAACTTGCCATTCTATCTCTTGGCCAATTTGAGTATTGTCGGAACTTAAAGTCCAAGGCTTAAAACTTTTAACTCTTAATTTTATGTCAGTTTGATATGCTATTGCTTGACCACTCTTTTCTTTAAACTCTGCTCCATATCCTGTTGGATTACCCATTAAATGTGTAATTCCTATAACTATATTCTGATTTACAGGAATAACATTAGCGACTTTACGACAAAATTTAGCTAATAATTTAGCGCCATCTGCTCTTTGCATTTTATCCATATCTGATGTAATTTCGGCTTCGGTGCATAGGGCAGAATATGAATCTATTATCACCACTGATCCCGGCACTTCATTTATAATTTTTTCTGCTATCTGTAAGTATTCTTCAGCATGCAATATTTTACCTTGTTGAGAACCTATTACATGAAATCTTTCAAGATCTAATCCTGGTATGCCTTCTAAATCTCTTTTTTTTAATCTTCCTTCGATATTTAAATAATATACTTGTCTACCGTCTTTAAATGAGTCATGTGCATACTCTAATTTCTGTGCTGTGGCGGCAAAATCTAAAGATAGACTAGTTTTACCAGCTTTGGGCTGGCCTGTTAATACCACAAAACTACCCTCTGGTATACCGCCATTTAAAATCATATCTATAGAAGGACTGACAGGTATTGTTAAAACCTTTTTGTCCATGATAGAATTACCTGTTAAAACAATATTATCTCCAAAACTTTTAGTAATATCTTCTTTAATCGCCATTGTCTAGATCCTTTAACTTAGATATGATGTTATTATGTTTCTGTATTTTTCTATATGACTTGTTTTCGGTTCTATCTATTTCTATGGTTAATGAAGTATTCGCAGATGATATTATCTGCTGATGTTTTTCTATTATAGGTAACAAATGAGGGGCCCGCAAAGAATATATTTTTCCGGCTAGAGGATCTTTAAGTGCAGAAATAATAGCTTTAGCGCCATAATTGGATAATAGTTTATGAGCGGATGCTATTTGATTCCGATAGTAAACATTCCATTTACGACTAGTCCAAAATCTATAATGTAAATCCGATCCTTCTTTTTTAGCTTTATTCTCACAAATTAACTCTGTTATATATTGAGCTTCAGACACTTCCTTACCATTAGAATATTTAGAAATATATTTCATATATTATTTATTAGGCCTAAATATATAATGATCCGTATTCTTTGTTTGATCTGGTTGGATTTTATTTTTATAGTCATCGTTTAGCATAGAGGCTTCTCTCGTCATAATTGCTACTGATTTTGTTTTTTTGCCAGAGGTTTCTGTGATCATTAAATTTTTGGATCTGCTTGACGATACCGAAGATTTGGTAGTTGTTATATTATTATTTTGAATCTGATCAGCAGATTTATCTGTTACACTACATACCTGTTTTTCTGATACTCCTAGTTCTTCAGATATATAGGGGATGTCTTTAGATTGACTATATAGCCATAGAATGGCATATTTTTGTGTTTTATTTAATTTCGGCATAATATCAAATCTCTCTTTCTGCGTTATGTAACCATGCTAAATTTTTTGTTTGTAAAAATCGAAGATACATCTCAAAAGCTTTATAGTTCACATCTCTATACTTATTTTGAGATCTACATACTCTATCTAAAAAAGATGTTTGTTTGACATCACCATATATAGATAAAGGATTATATATTTTT